TGCTGCAAGCAGTATGCCAGAGTCGTTAGCTATTTTGAGTGTACGCAACTTAACTGAGTTCGGGATGCTGTCATCAGTAAGAATACGTTTCATAGGAGTAGTTACTCCTTTGTATAGCCATGAATCAGTAAACAAGCTTGGTGCTATCTTAGCAACAGGCTCACCCTCAACTGGCTCAATCTGCTTTTGCAGATTAGCTATCTCTTCTTCAGCAGACTTCTGCGCGGCAATCCTTCTTTGCATTGGAATTGTAACTAAACCACTAATAGCACCGCCAAGAACAAACGAAGCTCCAATGTTTAATGCCGCCTCTTCTTTTGTAGCTAAAGGATCAAGCGGATAGCGAATAGCTTCCTGACCAGCAACGACACCAGCGGTAGACGCACCACCTCTAACAGCAGCGCCAGCAAAAGTTGCAGCACGAGCAAACGGAATACCAATGTAGTTAATAGGATCAAAGAGTTCTGCGGCAAACTGTGGTATAATACCTGACCTAGAAAGATCTTGGCGTGTCTTTAGTCCATCTCTCAGGTTTTGAACCAAAAACTCCATATGCTCTTGGCTTGTAGCTCTAAGCAATGTCGAGCCATACTGCTTCATATCATTAGGAATATTATCTATTGCCCTATATCCATCTTGAGGCAATGAAGGAAAGCGAGCCGTTTCCTTAGCTCTGTCTAGCAATGGATCATACTTATAGGCCAGTGATGCGCCAACAGTCCTCATAAAAGAAACATCAGGCAAAGGTCTTACTCCTTGCCCTGCTTCAATTTCTCTTAATGCTGTTAGCCCATTTTTCATTCCAAGAGACCTTTATTAATTTCTTCGTATTTCTTCTCAATGTAATCAGGCTCTTGCATTTCAAATATCTCTTGCTGTCTAGCCTCTTGTTTTTTTAACTTAGCATCAAGTTGGCTTGCTTTGTTAACCATATGATCCGCGATGTCACTACGATCAAACGTAGGCCACATAGGTTGACCATCTTGCTCAATAATCAATGGGCGTAGTTCCTCGCCTTCATCTACAAAGTAAGCAAAGTAATTTAAGCCAGCAGTGCTTTCATCAGGCACAAGCATTACACGTTTTTCATCTGCATCTAGGTTTGGAATAAGGCTATAACCAGATGGAAGTTGCTCATTTACCCTAGTAACAAATGCGTTCCGATCATCTTTCTCAGGAAACACAGCTTCTAAAGAGTAACGTGATCTCTTGATTGAGCCAGCAGGAAAGCGCGGATCAGCAATAAAACGGCTCTTTGCATACTTGCTATCAACAGTTGAACTTAACACAGAGTTAATCTGCGATGCACTTTTTCCAGTAAGCGCCATATACTCAACCACAGACGCTAATTCTTCAGCAATAACAGGATCATCTACTTGATCCAAAGCGTATGCAGTTGGCGTCATCTTATCTAAAACCACATCCATATTAACTCTGGACTTGGGATCTGACTGCCTTTCAACCAAAGTTGTAGCAATCTCATTAACACTGCCGCCAGTAGCTAATCTTATCTGATGTATGTCAGTTAAAAGCTGAGCATCTTTTGGGCTAATTGCGTTGCCAAATCTACTAATAAACACACCAGTTTCAGTTGGGTCATTAGATAGAGCAGCGAAGAGATCTAAATATTGCTCTGCATTAGCAACCTGTAAGCCAGATCCAATCTGATCAAGTTTATCTATTAATCCCTGTGGGGGAACGCTCTTCATTATAGAAAGCGCAGCAGCCCGTTGTGTTTCAGGAAGCTGATTAAACTGCGCCAAATCAATACCAGCATTGTCCAACATATCCTGAGCAATGTCTCTGTCAGCTTTATTGTTAGCATTTCCACCGCCACCAAGAATACGAATAGAGTTATTGCGAAGCTCAATCGCATCTTTCATCTGTGCTTCTTCAGAAGCTACTGTTGCTCTAAGCCCATTAATCTTACTAACGACAGCATCAACGTCATCTGTGGTTTCTAAGATCCGATTGCCAGCAGCGACTACATCAGGCGACATACCTTCACGTTTACCTCGGCTGTCTACATATGCAGCAAGGTTATTAAGACTGCGAGAGTTGGCACGAGCAGCAAAGGTTGTAACCTCACCAAAGGCTCTGAACTTATTTAAACGACCTATTTCAGATGCAGCTTTATCTGCCGTTAAGCCATCTGGGCCAACGCTGCCCTTAATTCTAGCTACTAAAGAATTAAACTCTTCGTCACGAAGCGCACCAGCTTCAGCAGCAGTTGCTGCTTCTGTTACAGATTGAGCAATCTCAAAACGTAAATTTTCTCTATCTCGTTGCTGTCTAATCTGATTAATGTTTGCTGATAAAACTTCTCTAGCAAACCCAGTGTCCTCATTGGGATTAAAGAAGTCAGTGTTGTAAATCTCAGAAATAAATGTGCGCTGCTTTAATGACAGTTTGCTCATGTCTTCTGGATTATTGCTTACCAACGCAATTCGAAACTCTTCTACATTACCTTCAGCAGCCGCTTGAATTAAGTAAGGGCGAAGAAGGTTTTGACGAACATCTTTTAGATCACCTTCTCTTTCTGATCTTGAGTAAGTCTCATCAGATAAGAAGCGTTGATCTAACTTAGTCTGAGCGCTTGTGTACAGATCATTTGTTAAATTAAGGCCAGCTTGTATCGAGTAAGCCTCATCTGAAGCAAAAGCATCAGACGCATTAAGGCTAGATGTAATAAGCAGAGTATCAATAGTATCAGGTAAAGTAAGCTCTAGCTGTTTTGCTTTTAGCTTTGCTAGATTCGATGCTTGCTGGATTTGATCCTGCTCAACAGCATTGTAATCACTAGATACAACCGAGCTATGTCTAAGAACCGCTTCTATATTTGCTGGCTCAACATAAGCCAAAAGGCTTTTAACTTCTTCTTGCAAACCCTTTGGCAATCCTGACATCTGATTGCCGCGAGTTCGTATAGCAAGATCAATCGCATTGCGTTCTGATTTGTTTGCAGTACCAGAAAGAAGATACTCAACAGCGCCTAATGCAATAGATTGTTTAAGTTGCTGTGAAGCAGTCTGATCAGCACCAACCTTTAACAGCGCAGAAGATACGCCGTTCTGAGCATTAGCAAACTCTCTATCGTGTATTGCTTGAGCTTCACTAACCTCTTCGTTCTCACGAGCAATAAAGCCACCAGCACGAGCAACGCTATAAGCATCGTCTTGGCTTGTGCTAATCCCGGTAAGAATGGAATCAGCAGCATTCTGCCTAGATCTTAAAGCAACACGCTCTTGAATGTTTAGCTTTGTAAGAGCTAAAAACTTAGCACCTGTTGTTTCTACAAATGTTTTGTATTTACCTTCAGCACCATTAGCCATTTGACCAATGTAGTTGCTCATTACTTCGTCATATGACTCAGGGTCATACTGGTATTTTAAAGCAATCTCTTGAGCCTTGACTCTAAGCTCAGTGCCAATAGAGTCTTCATACCTTTTATCAATAACGCTTTGATAAGCAGCAGATGCTATACGACCAAATCCTTTAGGCGCTTTAAATGCTTCTGGCTTACCCGTCTCTGGATTAATTGTTCTTAGTTTTTTTTCTTCAACAGCTTCAGCAATTTCTATACCTTTTTTTCGAGCATCTTCAGCCGCTTCACGAAATGCAATCTGTTGAAAGGTTGAGGCAACATTGCTAATTGCAGTTCCAATATCTCTACTTCCAGCATCGGCCCGAACAACTCCCACGGGCTGATTAAAGACTTGAGTTCTCTGTCTAATTACAGCCATTTATCTACCTCCACCACCAGCTCCACCAGTCGCAGTAGATGAAGCATCATGAACGCCTTGAGCAATAGTTCCAGCGGCATTAAATAAAGAAGCTGTGTAAGCATTCCTACCGCGGCGCTTTTCAGCCATTGCAGCCATTTCAGCTTTCATTGCATCCATATTTTTTTGACGAGCAATGCGCCCAAGATCATCTCCCACTAATTCTTGCTGCCTCTCCAGAAAAGCTTGAACACTTTTATCTGAACCTACATCACGGCCAGCGCCATAAAATGCAGCTATATTAGCGGAAGTTGCTAAATCATATTCTTCTTTTCTAGCTCTAGCGCGTTGAATAGCTTGGACTTCATTTAAAACCTTATCTGTTTTAATGTTAAATGCATTTAAATCAGAAGCTTCTCTAGCTGCTTGACCAGCGGCTATTTGCCCAAATGCGCTAAAGCCAGCAGCAATTAATTGAAAGGCAGACATTAGACTATTAACTCCGCTATTAATCCATTCACTTGCATTTCAGCAGGATTATCCTGCTCAATGGTAATCTGTGGATTTCTATTATATCCCAGCAATCTTACTTCCTTCTTGCCAGTAAAGTTTGAACTAATTACCGGCCTGTTGTTTATTTTCAAAGAATCCGTATTCTTTACATCAACAACTACATTGGTAATGCCTCTGACCTCGCCTGTTGCTGGCCCATTACCCATAGAAGCATCTACAGGATTACTTACAATCTTAGCTGTAAATGCTCTGCCAACCCAGAAGTTTCCACCAAAACTTTGATATGCGCTTACATCTACTGAAGCAACTCCACTATTGCTTACAACAGGATGCTCACCAAGCCATGTTGTAGGAGTAGTCCATACGCCAAGAGTAACTGTATCACCAACAGAATAAAGGCTAGAAACATCAATCCACGGATACCCAGCTACATAAATAAAGTTATCTATACCCATATCTCTTGAGCCTACACCTGACAAAGAAGCTTTGGTAAACTCACATAAGCAAAGCTTATTGCCATAGTAAACATTTGCAAACAAACGATTGTGAATAGCAACAACAGAAGAAAATCTGCCATCTGTTGTTACCCTAGTCCAAGATGCCTTCTTCTCTGCTCTGTTAGAGCTAAACAAAGATATGTCGCCATTACCCAAGGTTATAGCCGCATAAGAATCAGGCAAGTCAAAGCCACTATGAACAACAGTTAAATACTTCGGGCTGTCTATTAAATGAGAGGCAATAGTAGATATTGAAGTCGCAGTATAAGCTTCTTCGGTATCTGTGTATAAATATTCTCTTACTGTCCTGCCACCCATCTCCGCAAAGATAGTAGCGCCATCGATAGAGGTCGGCTGAACAAACTCAGTACCATATGGTGTTTGCTTTCTGATCTGAGCGTTTGTTGGCGTAATGGCTTGGTTCAAGTAGGTAGGTACATACAATTCACCAGTCGCAGTAAAGATCTGCAAGTCACGGTTAGAAACCATATATCTAATTTGGTTTACATCGCCTGTTGCAGCAACGATCTGAATTGAATCAGCGTCAGCCGCTTCACCTACGTCAAAGTTAAAAAAACTACCAACTTTACTCATCCAGATATTATCTGGCTCTGCTATTGTTCCACCAAAACACAAACGATTTTCATGGAAGGTAACAGCCGCAGGATAGCCCCGAAGACCAGACCAAGACTGCTCATCCCAACTTAAAGTGGCTGCATGAGTAACAACCTTTACATTACCGCCGCCATCTTCTGAATCATTCGCATTTGAGTCAGCAGTTATAGTGTAAGTATTTTCATCAATAATACTGCCTACCGTTCTAGCTCCATTAATACTATTTGCATTAATGCCGCCAACAGCAGAAGCCTCTTCTATAGTAATGCTTTCTCCACCAGAAAAACCATGATCTAAATGAGTTATCTCAATAGTAGCTGATCCATCAATAGTTCTAAGAGGGTTGAGAACAGAAAGCCTAATCTTTAATTCATCAACAATATTAACCGTAGCTTGACACGGAGATTGAACGCTAACAACATCCATCTCAGCTTCGCCGTAGCGAATAATTGTATTCTTATGTGTAGAATTTGGAAACTCACCACCAACACGTGTGCCAGTTGTATCAAAGTAATTAATATATTCTTCTTCAGATACACCAACCTTAATGTTTGTATAGTAGGTACTCGCCGTAATAGAATTAATAGTTTTAAACTTAAAAAAGCTTGTGCTAACAGTAGCGTTAGCGGCTGGGCCCGTTATAATTTCTTGTGCAACTAAGCCATTTGTATTTTCACCAGTAATAGTAAGGGTTACACCAGAGTTATCTGTATCGCTTGTAAAAGTAATATCTCTAGCAATATCAAGGGTTACTGTGTTTGAGCTTGCTAAAACACCATCAAGCGTTAAATTACTTGGAGTTGAGCCGGTAGAATAAGTTTGCTCTTCTGCAATACCATCATCATCAGCCGTTCCCTTTTGATAAGTATAAACAGATACAGAATTGCCAGTTGTTGCGCTAGGATCAAGGAAGACGTTTGTTGCATGAAAAACAGAATACGGTTGATAGGTAACTTTGTTATCAGCCCTTTGGTCAAAGCTATAAGCGCTAATCTCAAACGCATCTAGCGCAGTTCTTGTAAGCATGCGCGGTGCAAACAAGGGGTGGCAGATAAACATTACATCGCCATATTGAGCAAAGGTATATTCCTGCAAATACTCTTGATCAAAAGGCAAAGCATTACCGCTAGTATCCTGAGTAATAGTTTCTACAAGATGTAAGTCGCCAGCAGTAGTATATGTTCCAGCGTCATCTAGGAAAAAACAACGAACCTTTTGATGCTCAACAGAAATTACATATGATTCATTATCATCGAACTCAAACCTAAACAAATGAGATTGCTCTGGATAAGTTCCATTATAAGTTATGCTGTAGTTATAATGATTCTTTAAGCCATGACGCTTTTTCAAAGCACCCTCAGCCGTAACAATCATATTCTCTACGCGCTGTGCAGAAGAAACATACACAGCAGAATCCGTTCTCATTATCAAAGAATCGCTAATTTCGCCAAACTGAAAGCTATTCTGTGGTACTCTAACTTTCTGCATTAGCTACGCCTTTGACTTATAAACCTCGAAGTGTTTAGCTTTTTAGTTGTTTGCTGCTGTGAATCAAGCCTACGCGCTCTCATTAAGAACTGCTCACCTTTTTGCTCCATCAAGGAAGCTAACTGAGCATCTCTAGCAACTGAGATGGAAAGCATAGCAGCAACTTGAAACTCTACAGCCATTGTAAAGTAAGGAGGCCAGTAAGCCTCATCTGCTCTAAATATATAATCAGCTACAAGAACCTCAGTCTCGTTAGCATTGCAATAAACCTTATCGCCATATGTGTCATAGATAATAGGTTCATCATTTATTGTTACAGCACTTAGCATAATAAGATCAGACGGAAGCTGGTAAGCTGCATCGTATCGACCCGTTGGTGCCGCTACAAGTCTACTAATCTGTTGTTGATTAGTGGCAAAGCGCCATCTTGAGTTAGTTAGCGCAGCGCGAGCAATATCCTCATATACAGCGTCAACCACATCAGCTTCAGCCGTTCCCTCATCAAACGATTGAATAGGCGAGCCACCCATTAGTATAGAAGCGCGGGAGCATATTTTAATTGCTGTATTTGCTGGCATAAGAAGTTAGGGGGCTTTCGCCCCCCTCCTATTAGTTGTTGTCGAGAACTTCAAACACACCGTCATCATCGATAACGACAGAACCCATAGACATCATTGATGTCGCAAGGTGCGCTACCTTCTGCGGTACATAGTTGACCTCGGTTTGAACATCAGAGTTAATGCCAATGCCCACAGCGCGAGCGTGGTAAGCAAAGTTTTTGCCGCCAGCTACCGCTGAAGTTGAGAAGATCTTGAATCCCAAGAACTCTTTCATTGTCATGCCACCAGCAAACGGAAGGTTTTGTGGCCCAACGTAGTCTGATGAAGCAAACTCATTAATGTTAAACAAGTCAGCAAATCCAGAAGGAGACATAGCTAAGTAGCGCTGTCCGTCTTCTGGAATATCTTCTGCACCAAATGTTTGGAACAAGGTCAGAAGATCTGCTTTAACAAGCGCACCGCCTGTGTCAGCAATCTGAGTTGAGTTAGCGCCAGCATCCATAGCTGCTACAATCAAAGCATCAGTTTGGCGACCCAAAGCAGCAGCAGCAGATTGCGCTACAGCTTGACGCTCGTTGATGTTGATTTTCAATTCATCCAGCTTGTCGATATACTCAGCTGCATAGTAATCAGCCATAGTCGCTTCGACATTGGTGTGCGCTAGTTCCATTGTGGAAACATCGCCATTGCGTGTTTTAGTAGATGCAGTGCCTTTTCCAATTACTTGGAAACGTGCAGTTGAACCAGTCACATTGGTTGAGCGTACTGTGTTGCGGAGTTTAGAACCCATACGCTGATATGCCATGTGAACTTCTGATTCAAACTGTTTGATAAAGGCTTGGTCAATAGTATTAGCCATTTTACAGTCCTATTTTGAAGTTACAGTTGCCAACGGGTATCCACTCTTTCACTTCGGCAAGGGTATCCTTTCGGGCCTTTCAGTGCGTTATGGGCCGTAA